CAATAACGTGCCTGTTTCTGGTTTAATTCTACGCTTTTGATATAAAAATTCAGTCTCTGCTTCACCATCTGGCATATCATTTAAGTATATCATCCATGCTAACTCACGATTTGCTGCTTTATAACTAGAATTTTCATAGTGCCATGTGTGATACCCACCACCAGGTTGTGTTCTTTGTATTTTAAGACCAATAGTACCTAAGTTTACACGACTAATTTGATCATACTGTTGTCTATAATTTTCAAATGCAGCATTTATATATTGATAGAAATGTACGGAAAGACCTACCTTCACATCATCTAATGTGAATGATGCATCATTTCTTCCTAACTTACCCTGTGGAAATTGATCTGATCCTTGTTGTAATTTTTTAGTCTTAGTAGAAGATACTTGAACTCCTCCAATCTGCTCATTGACATTAGAAAACAATTCAAACTCTTGAATTGCTTGAAGACATAGTTGTTTATTTACAAATTTACGATATACACCAATGAAATCTTGAAATTCACCCTGTATCTGACTAGGATCTACAACGCTCCCAGCCTCACTTCCTAACATCATCTAGTATGCTCGAATCAAGTACTTCACTAAATGATACCTCGTAACGAGTGGAATGTCAACCTCTGGTTGTAAACTAGGTGTCACATCCAGCTTGACAGCAGATGATAAAGTAAATTTACCATCATTTATAGTAATACCAGCAGAGTTTATTGGATCACCTTGTGGTGCTATAACTTCTTGTATAGATTCTATACCAAGATCCAATCTACCTGACTGTGTAGTATATGTTGTAATTTCACCTTCTTCATGTATCTGTGTTATCTTTGCTATACCATAGTTATCATTATCTGGACTACCAGATGAACTCCTAGACTGCCTGATCTCAATTAATAAATTACTAACTCTATAGAGTGTAGGAAGAGTAATCTGAACACTTTCCCATGTAGTAGCACCACCACTAGTTGAGATAGTTCCTAACTGAGTGTAACTACCACCACCATCATTACTACCATATAATTCTAATGGTGCAGTAGGTGTCTCACCTCCATTACTACCGTTACCACGTATTACTTCAAATTCTAGTTTTTCTGTAGCAGTACCAGCAGGATGTCCATTACTAGCATTAATTAATATACTTCTAGCCCAACGAATTTGTGGATCACCTTTAAATCTTAAATATTTTTCTCCATCTGGTGATGTAAAACCACCACTGGATCCACTACCAGTACCACTATTAGAATAATCACATCCATCACTTGATGCATCAATTATTCCAACTGTTGTACTTATTCCTGTTGTAGGATCAGTTGATTCAGTAACACCATATCCAATAGTACCATCACCAGCTTCATGTCCATTACCAACATATAATGTAGTTGAGTTGACACTGGTAGGTATGTTTGTAACTGAGAATTGTATATATGCTCCTGATCCACCGCCACCACCGCCTGGTCCATACTCTGTAGTATTTTGTTCTGTACTTATTTTAACGTAACCATCAGTACCATCTGCTTGTTGTCCAATATTTACATCACCACCATTACTAGCATCACCTTCACTAATAATATTCTGACCTGATACCAATGAAGACTGTCCTCTGGAAGCACCGAAACCTGGTTTAACAGCGTTGGATCCGTTTCCAGCACCTCCACCACCACCGATACCAGCACCAGAGCCGACACCACCGCCTCCGCCTCCTCCGCCACCACCAGTACAGACGGAGTTGTTACCATTACCACCAGAACCAGCGAAACATCCACCAACTAATTGGAAAGAATCATTATTAGGATTTGGTTGACCATTCATAGATGATAGTTGTGTGCCATCACCAGCAGCACCTCCACCACCTCCACCACCAGCACCGATGAGAGGACCAGAACCAATACCTACAGCAGTGGATCCACCTCCACCACCTCCTCCTCCACCGCCAGTACCGCTACCGCCGTTACCACCGCTAGAGAATCCTGAACCACCTGTACCTGGATTTCTACCACTACCAGATGTTCCTCTTTGTCCAACCCATATTAATAATGCTGTTCCACCAGTTGCGTTAATATCTGCAAGAACATGTTTACCAGATCCACCATCACCAGCGTACCAGTTAGCACCACCGTCTCCAGTACCACCTGATCCACCTCCAGCACCTTTTAGTTCAGCAGTTACCTTAGATACAGCATATTGACTAGGAACATTATATGTAATAGAAGTACCACCAGTATTTGCTGTCCACTCTGCATTTTGAGTTTGAGTACCAGTAATTAAAGATCTAGATCCATCTCCACCAGCACCTCGTGCAAATACTGAAAATGCTCCTGAACCTCCTGTATTAGTTGTACTTCCATCACCACCTGCATTACCGTCAATTGATTGACCAACTTCTAAAGTTAAACCACCTGTTAAATTTTGACTAGTACCAGCCTGACCTTGTAAATTAATAGTTTGCACAAGACTACCACCTTGATAAACCTCTGCTCTACCTACTCCACCTGCTCCACCAGCACCACCACCAGGTAACCATCTAGTTGAAACCCCACCTGTTGCTACACCTCTAGAAGTAAACATGACTGCATTAGTATCATTTCTTGTAGCAACAAATCCAACAGCACCAGGATTATTATTCCAAGAATTATCACCATTAGAAGCAGCAGTGTTCTTAGTTTTAACTTTCAACTGATACCAACCAGTAGTTGTTAGATTACTAGCAGGAACAACCAATGTTGCACTACTGGTTTGTGGATTTCCACTGGGATTATTTGGTGGTGTTGCGTTACCTTGTATGTAACCACCACTAGGATTCCATAAATCCATTTCAGACAAACCATCACAATGGAATTCAATATTAAAACCAGCAGCAGCAAGAGATGCATCTACATTAATACCAACACCACATGTTACCCATTGATTAACATAAGGATCACTGTTAGTATATGGTGTAACAGCTACTGGATAAATTCCATTGTTCAACAAGAACGTAGACCATACAGCAGCAGCACCACCAGATATTTGTCCTGATCCTACTGCAACCCAATCTTTTGTTTGTATTAATTCAGTCCACGCATTTCCACCACCACCGCCACCAGCAATAATCTTATAATCATAACCACCAAATGTCCCTTGCCAATAAGTATCTAAACCAGCAGAACCAGCAGTTAAAGTATTAGCACCTACTCCACCACCACCAGTTAATTGACCAATAATAGCAGTTACTGGTTCTTGTTCTGTAGTTGATGCAGGTACATTAAAACTACCAGCCTGACCTTGTGCCTGTAAAACATATTCTACTGATCCATACTCAATACCATCTGTCGTTATTGTTTTACCACCAACAACATAATTGTTATCAATATCCCAAACTGTTGGGTTTGGTGTAGTAATTGTAGTTGTTGGTTCTGAAGGGAAGTTACCAGCAGCATTATATGCTACTTCTACAACTATACTGGCAGTATCACCAGTCGTAACAATATCAACAGTATTACTTCTTATTGCGTTATACTTAGATGTTGCTATTTTAACAGTATTATCATCTACCTTAACAACATACCAAACAGAATTGACAGTGAAACCACCTGTAATTGTTGCACCTGTTGGTGGATTACCATTTTGATATTGGAATTGTGCAACGTTAGTAGCAGGGTTTGATTGAACTCTTAATTTATGTCCAGTATTCATACCATGACCAGTTATGGTGATGGTGTCATTTGTTGTATTAAATGAAGCTTGAGTAATTGTCTTTGTTATCTTAGTTCCAATACCAGCAACATTACCATAAGTTGAAGCAAGAGGATCAGTAACAATATAATCTACTATACCATGAGTATGGAATAATGGTACACCACCATTGGGCTGGAAGAAAAGTACCTGTCCAGTACCATCTTTATAACTGACACAATGATCATCAACAACATATCCAGAACCATCAAATGCTCCTGCCTGTGGTGCGGTAGATGTTAATATGTCATGGTCATGTTCTGGGACAGCAGAAATCATTTTCTCTTGTAGTGGTCCCACTGTCATTGTAATTTCACCAGTGAGAGTGGCACTTACAAAATCAGTAACATTAGCATAACCAGATATTATAACGTTACCAATATCCATCAACTGTTCTTGTTGACTCTTACTAAAATACCATTTACCACCAGATGCACCAACAGCAGATATAACCTCACCTGCTACAGGAGATCCACCACCAGTTACACCTCCACCAGCACCAAGTAATTTCTTTGTTTTATAATCTGGTACTGCAAATGTTACTGCCGAACTACTTCCAAAGTCATCTCTATTATATCCTCCACCAGTACCACCATAATTATCTTTGATTACTTCATATAAAAGTGGGAAGTCTGCTGCACCATATATTGACCCATCACAATATAAAAATCCAGGATATTGATCCATTGGATTATCAGCACTATCAGATGATACTGTTGTTACAGTAACTTTACCATCACCATTTGATCCTGGCTGTAAAATTTTTAATGTATCTCCCGACTTATATCCATATCCATCCTGTTTAATAACAAGGTAGTTAATAGCACCAGTATTTTGTGCAGCAACACCAACTCTTAAACCAAATCCTTGTGATGTAACTAAAACAACATTACCAGAAGTTCCTAAATCAGTTATATTATAGAATTTACCACCATTAATATCTGCTTGTGATCTTGCTAACCTAAAAGTATTTGATCCTGTTACATCAACTACGTACTCTTGTCCTTCATTAATACCTGTACCACCAGTACCACCACTTGATAAAGTGGCAGTTGCTGTTGCATTAGAACCACCACCTCCTGTTATACTAACTACTGGGAATTGATATCCTATACCACCATTTAATACATTAATACCAGTAACAACACCAGCAGATACAGCAACTTGGAATTGACCTACTGTAACTGGACCACTACCATTATCTGTTACTGTAACAGTTGGTGTTCCTACATATCCAGAACCACCATTGGTTATGGTAAATGATTGTATAGATCCACCTAAAGCTGCTCTATTAGGATTTTGCGAACTACTCTTAACAAAAATTTTATCACCAGTACTTAAAATACTACTGATAGCAGGATATGTTATAGTATCATTACTTACAGAGAATGTAGATGCAGGGTTAACTGCAATTTCTATTGGTTCTGTTTCAAATCCAGCAGGACTTATTATATCTGTTGTATATCCACTACCAGAGTTAATAGAATACGCAGCAACAGCAGTAACTACACCATCATCAATTACCTTATCATCGTCTGCTTTAAATATAGGAATTATCGTCCCAATAGGAACTGTAGATGAGGCATAAGTGACCTTATCTGCAAGATAATTAGAGCGAATAGTTCTTGTAGTCATTAGATTTTAATTAGGTAATCGACCATAGTAAAAGGAGCAATCAAATTGTCCATTTTTCTAGTATTATCTGGATTAATTTGTATTGATGAGGACATACCATCAGTACTTATAAAGAATTCAGGTGTGTTTAAAGTATAGTTAGTTTGTCCTGTTGTATATGTTATAGTATGTGTATGTTCCGTTGGATCATCCTCATAGTTAAGAGGAGTAGTTGTCTCAATAATATTAGAAACCTGTGGATATGCTGTCTGTGCAGTATTATCAACTATACGATCAAGTGGTAAAACGTTTGCTGTTGTAGCAGTGTGTGAATAACCATTGTCACCTGTCTGTGGAATATCATCATCAGGAATTTCAGTTGATGTTGAAACATAGTTTGGTGGTATAGTAAAATTAACTCCAGATGCAACACCTGAACACTGGAATGTAGAGGTATTCCAAAGTATTGTCTGACGACATAGATTCGGATAAGTTTCTATGTATAAAGGACTAATTGATGGGTTCTGGTTGAAACTATTACCACTCTGTGTAGTACCAATATTATCGGGAACAAGACAATATTGATCAAAACTAGTACAAGCATTCTTACATATACCATGATATTGGTAACTTACACCAAAACCACTTGGAATCCAAAGTCCTGGTCCATAACTCATCGACTCACCATAAAACTTACATGCTGGTTGGCATACTTGTTGATCAGGACTATTATTAATACTATTATTAGTACAATTAGGATCTGTCATAGTATGATAATACCATTCATGCACACCAATAGTAGAAGCATTTCTATAATAATTTAATTCAAATACATCATTACCAGATCTCCTCTTAATTCTACATCTTCTTGTAGTTGTATAGTGAGCATGTGGTTGAAATGCATTGATAGTAACCACTTCTGCATCAGTATTTCTAGGTCTAGTAAATGATACTTGTCCTCTTAATGATGCTGACTGTGGTGGAACTCTAAATTGTCCTGTTAAATCTATAATAGCAGTAGTTCCTACATTACTTGTAACCTCAATTCCAACACCAGATTTATCTATCACCTGTCCACCAGCATTAGTTACTGTCAGATCATTAATAACACCTTGATCAGATCCACTAGATGCTCTGATATGTTTACTTCTTAGATCTGGTACTTGGAACTGTGTATCTAATAAAACAGTATCAGTTTGTTTAAATACACAACCTGCTCCTGTTCCTATAATTTCAGCAATAGCAGGGTATTGATTCTCATTATATACAGCACCATCACATCTCAAATAACCAGCAGGTAATAAAGATCTACTTAAACCAACTTCAGGATCATTAACATCCAATTCTCTACTGAATGCTATTATAGAACCTGTAGTAGTTCCTAACTTGTTTCTTTCTTCGGATAAAAATGCTGCCATTAGAATGCCCTTATTATCATTATGATCGTCTGAGAGGGTGTGTTGTTATCCATTACTATATTTAACGCACTATCAATGTTAGTTACGTTAGTAGTGTATGATTGGACATTATTAATTGCAATGTTTGCAGGTGGTCTCAGTCCTCCCATGTTCATAGAAATATCAAATGAAAAATGATTATGCGGAGCAAGAGCTGGCTGAGTAAAGTCTTCACCTGAGTGACTTATATTAGTTGGATATGTAACTGTCTGATCATCATTCAAATAGTTACGAGCACCAAATATAGTAACTGGTGGTGGAAACACTCCAGTATGTGCAGGTTCTGCATGACCGTAGTTATACGTATCATTAAACTCAGGAGTATTACCTCCTCCCTTTGGTATAAGTCTTTGTAAACCTGTTTCTGGTATAAGAGACTTTG